AAAATAGATTTTGTACATCATATCCCGCCTTTGTCTCTATGATAACTGAAAAGTTATCACTTGGCAAGAGGGAAAATGAGAGGAGGACGCTATGAAACGTAAATTTTGGAACTGGGTGCGGGATGCCGATGGCAATCGCACACTTTTGCTCAACGGCACGATTGCGCAGGAGACCTGGTATGGCGATGAAGTCACGCCGTGTCTTTTTCGTGAGGAACTTGCGGGCGGCGCGGGGGACATCACGGTCTGGATCAACTCGCCGGGCGGCGATGTGTTCGCGGCGGCGCAAATCTACAATATGCTCATGGAATACGCTGGAAACGTCACGGTGCGCATCGACGGCATCGCGGCATCGGCGGCGTCCGTCATCGCAATGGCCGGCACAACGGTCGAAATCTCGCCCGTGGGCATGATGATGATTCACAATCCGAGCACGGTCGCAGTCGGCGATGCGCAGGAACTGCAAGCCGCGCTCGAAATGCTCGCCGAGACGAAAGAAAGCATCCTCAACGCCTACGAGCTCAAAACCGGCCTCGACCGCGCCGTGCTCTCCGACTACATGGACGGCGAGTGCTGGATGAACGCGAAAAAGGCCGTGGAGCTCGGCTTCGCGGACAAGATTCTGTTCACGGACGAGTCGCAGGAAATGGAGGAACTTGCGGGCGGCACGGAAGCGATGCTGTTCTCGCGTCGCGCTGTGACGGCCTCGTTCCTCGATAAGCTCAAAGCAAGAAGGTCGGCGCAGCCGGCAGAAGATAAACGAATCTCGGCGGACGTTTTGCAAAAGCGCCTGTCCCTGATTCTCCACTGACGAAAGGAGTACACAATGACGGACATCATGGAACTTCGCGCGAAACGCGCAAATCTCTGGGAAGCCGCGAAGGCGTTCCTCGACACGCACACGGGCAAGGACGGCAAGCTCTCGCAGGAAGACAGCGCGGCCTACGACCGCATGGAGGCGGATGTCGTGGCGCTCGGCAAGGACATCGAGCGCCTCGAGCGCCAGACGGCGATCGACAAGGAGCTCGCGCAGCCCGCGGCCGCGCCCATCACGAACGCGCCGGGCGGCAAGACGGAGTATCCGCAGTCGGCTTATCACGATGCCGTGATGGATGCCATCCGCAGCCGTTTCCGCAAGGTCTCGGACGTGCTGCAGGAGGGTGTCGACACGGACGGCGGCTATCTCGTGCCGGAGGAAATGGACAGCCGCCTCGTTGACGTACTGACGGAAGAGAACGTCATGCGCACGCTCGGCACGACGCTCACGACGAGCGGCGAGCGCAAAATCAACATCGCTGCGACGAAGCCAGCCGCGAGCTGGATCGAGGAAGGCGGGGCGCTCTCGTTCGGTGACGCGACGTTCGACCAGATCATCCTCGACGCGCACAAGCTCCACGTTGCGATCAAGGTGACGGAGGAACTGCTCTACGACAATGCGTTCAACCTCGAGAGCTACATCATCGAGCAGTTCGGCAAGGCCATCGCAAACGCCGAGGAAGACGCTTTTCTCAATGGCGATGGCGCGGCGAAGCCGAAAGGCCTGTTCCAGATGGCGGACACGGGCGTCACGACCTCGGGGGCGTCTATCGCGTCGGATGATTTGATTTCGCTCATCTACTCGCTCAAGCGCCCGTACCGCCGCAACGCCTCGTTCCTCGTGAACGACCAGACGCTGGCAGTGATCCGCAAGCTCAAGGACAACAATAACGCCTATTTGTGGCAGCCGTCGTATCAGGCAGGCGAGCCCGACCGCCTGCTCGGCTATGCCGTCTACACCTCGCCGTACGTGCCGACCGTGGAGGCGGGCGCATCCGTTCTCGCGTTCGGCGACTACAGCTATTACAACATCGGCGACCGCGGCACGCGTACGCTGCAGGAGCTCAAGGAGCTCTTCGCGGGCAACGGCATGGTCGGCTATGTGATGAAGGAGCGCGTCGACGGCAAACTCATCCTGCCCGAGGCCGTGAAGCTCCTGAAAATCAAGGGCACGGCGGCAGCAAAGTCGAACGGCTGACGGCTGTTCGCAGGTTTGATGAAAGGAAGGGGATGCCTATGATTGCCGATTTGGCAGAGGCGAAAGCCTATCTGCGCGTGGATAGTGATGACGAAGATGCGTTGATTTCGGAACTGTTGCGGGCGGCGCAAAAACTCTGCGAGGACATCGCTCGTTTGGACGAGACACACTTCGATGCGGCGGGCGGCACGGCAAAAGCCGCCGTGCTGTACACGCTGGCCTATCTCTACGAACACCGCGAGGACGCCGATCATCATGCGCTCGTGCTGACGCTCCGCAATCTCCTCATGGGTATCCGCGAGGAGGGGTTCTGATGTATGTGACGATCGGCGAATTGCGCCATCGCGTGACGGTCGAGCGAGCCGTTACCTCCGTTGACGATGCGGGGAATCTCATCACGACGGAATGGCAGCCCGTGTTCACTACTTGGGCGAAGGTGCTGCCATATTCCGCGACGATCAAGGACGGCGCGACGGAGCAAGCGCCCGAGGTCGGCTATCGCATCGCCATGCGCTATCGCACGGGCATCCTTGTGACCGACCGCCTGCGCTGGCAGGGCAAGACGCTCCTTCTTGTCGCGCCGCCCTATGGCAAAGACGGCAAGCGCGAGTATCTCATCCTCGAAGCGAAGGAACTGGTGGAAGATGGCTAAATTCAAAAGGGCAGAAACCATCCTCAAAGAGCTCGGCGAGCAGGCGATGGAAGCAGCGAAAGCGGCGCTCGCAGATGGTGCGGAGGTCGTGGCCGACGAAGCGCGGCGGCGCTGCCCCGTCTATGATGGCCGCGATCGTCGTGCCATCAAGGGCGCGTTGAAGAAGCCCATCCAAACGGTCAAGCGCAAGGGCGGCAAGGAATGCTACATCGTCGCGAACGCAATCGATTGCAAAATGTGAAAATGAAAAAATTCTGGAGTTAAGCAGGACTTTTAGGATGCGATATAGAATATATTGGCAGAAGCATAAGAAGTGTCTCATATGTTAGAAGTGTCTCATATGTTTAAGGGAGGCGGTTAGTTATGTCAGGGTTTCTCGGCCTTGTCTGGTTCGTAACGCTCATTGCGTTCGTCGTATATTGGCGCAAGAAAAAAGCAGCCAAGCGCGATTTCGGGCCGGATAGCGAGGAGTACAGGAAGGTCAGTACCATCAAGCGTGTCATCGGTGTTGTATGCGTGATCGCCTTTTTCGGGGCTGGCGCACTTGCTCCGAAGCAGGAAGACACCACGGCTTCTAAACCTGCGGTAAGCACCACGTCGAGCACATCTTCTTCGTCGAGCAGTTCTTCAGGTGCAAGCGAGAAGAAGGCCGCTTCCGAGGAAAAAGCCAAGAAGCAGGAAGCTCCGAAGAAGCAACTCACGTTGCAGCAGCAGGCGTTGAAGGATACGTCCGTATCGAATGAATATCGCAATGCCTTGAAGTCTGGCATCAACTATGCGACTGTGATGCATATGTCGAAGCAGGGCGTATACGATCAGTTGATTTCTGAATACGGCGACCACTTCCAGCCAGAAGCAGCACAATGGGCTGTCGAGCACATGAGTGACATCGATTGGAATAAAAACGCTGTGGAATCCGCGAAAGCCTACCAAAAGGAAATGGCGATGAGCCGCGCACAGATTCAGCAGCAGCTCGCATCTCCGTATGGCGATAAGTTCACGGAAGAGGAAGCACAATACGCCGTCGATCATCTGCCACAGTAAAAAGGACGTGAATCGAAATGGGATTCTTTGATTCCGTAAAGAGCAACAGCAAGTCAGACGAGGAAATGCGTCCAAGCCCGGTTCGGGAATTTCTCGGACAGGAGCTTTTTGCCATTGATTGCCGTGGCTCGAATCTCTATGTGCATGAAAATGCTGTCGTTATCGATAAGACTGGCGGTGGCCTCTGGAATGTTGGTGACAACAATTTCAAGGTCATTCCGTTCAAATCGATTGTTGCGGTTCAAGCGAAGCTAAAATCAACTCTGTTGAGCGGCTACATCGAATTTGAGACGGCGAACAGTCCTCTTAGCGTCGGAAGCGACAAGGCGGAACGAAGTAGCGAGAACAGCGTCATTCTTAGTGGAACGGATGAACGCTATGCACAGGCGAAAGAGGCACTTCAGTACATCTTCGACCACATCTGCAAATAAGCAAGATACACAGATCCCCCGAAGTTCATCGCTTCGGGGGAATTTTTACAGAGGCTTGGCTTTGGGGAGGGGCTTTCGATGAACCTTGAAAACGCGCAGTTGCCGCCGACTTACAAGAGAGACGGAAAGGACTACTATCTTGACCCGATTCGCCGACGGCTCATTTTCATAACGCCGGAAGAAACGGTTCGCCAGAAAATCATCTTCTGGCTTATTCAAGACCTTTCCGTTCCGAAGAATATATTGGCTGTAGAAAAGCCTCTCGCGCACTACGGGTTGGTCACGCGAGATCGCGCAGACATCGTTATCGATGGGCTGGACGAAAAAGAGGGCGTTTCATTTCCTGTCGCTGTGATTGAATGCAAGGCCGAGGATGTGTTTCTCGGAGAGAAGGAATGTCAGCAAGTGTTTCGGTATGCCGACCAGTTAGGCGCAATCTATTGCGCGGTAACGAATGGCGTGAGGACTTACTCATATTATTACGATGAAGAGAAACAGGCGTATGTTCCGCTTTCCGATTTGCCCGCATACTCTGAAATGATACGCGGTCAGTATGACGAGCTGTCGCTTCCCCCATTTCCTCCTCGGATTCCGATGGAAAAGCTCAAAGAAACGTACCCACTCTACATCGAAACTGGAAAAATTGGAGAGAAAACGCCGCCGAGGATTGCGATTCCCTTGGTAAATTTCATCGAGAGTTACCTCTATCCAGATCATAAATTTCCTGCTCGGCAGTACAAGCTCTTTCGGAACATCGAAGATTATGGGGGTCGTATGTTGAGCTATGGGAATGCCTCTGGTGGCTCGTGGTCTGGGGCATACCGCTCGTTTTTGATCGATTTTCGTGGCAACACGGAGCTTGTTTCCATCAACGTCGCGGCTGCTTACGAAGAAACGACCTACCTGAATGTTGCGATAGACGATGATACTACGGGACATCATGCGTTGCAGTACAGCATTGACAGGGAATTGGGGATGGTTGGAAACCAGCTCATTTTTTACCATAGCGGGAAAATTGGCGTTGGCAAAATCGGGGCTGGAAAAATCGACGGTCTCCGCGACCTCATTCGGAGGGAATATCCAGAAATCATTTCAGGGAACAAATTCAACATCGGTGTTTTGACGCATGACCGCTTGTGGAATCTGGATGATGCGGAAGAATGCAAGCTCGTCGAAAATTTGATTTCGTATGCGTTGCTTCGTGACGAGTATCGGAAAATCGTCAAGGAACAGCACGACCGTACTATCTGACATCGAAAGGCACGATCTCGCAAAGGTTTGTCGTTTTTAATTTTTTGCAGAGGCTCTAGGCACATCCTAGGGCTTCTTTTTTATACGCATGATGAGTTGTGAAGAACCACCCGATGGCGGGGCCGCTCATCTCCATCCCGTTCATTGGCGGGGGCGTACTCGACCGGATGTATGGAGACGAGTACCAAGCGTATCTCAAAGAGCAGGAAGCGCTCAAGGAGAAAGAAAAGGCCGAGAAGAAAGCCGCCGAAGCCGCGAAGGAGAACAAGAACACCGAGTTCGAGAATGCGACGGCGGCGAAGCGGCGTGCCGAGGCGGAGAATGAGACCGCGAAAGCCACGGAAGAAGCGGCGAAGGCGAACGCCGAGCTGACGGAAAGCCTGTTCACGCTCACGCACAACGAGCTCGAAGCCTCGCTCCACGCCGTGGACAAGGAAATCGAATCGTTCCGCGAGAAAGGCGCGGACGTCAACTTGCTCGACGAATACAAGATTGCGAAGCAGGCGAAAATCTACGAGGACTTCCAGCGCAACGTCGTGGACGCGACGCAAGCCATTTATCGCACCGACCTCGAAAACAAGCTCGCGAACATCGACCGCGAGGCCGCGGCCTACCGGCAGAAAGGGCTCGACGAAGTCAGCGCGACCGAGTGGGCCGAGGCGAGCAAGGCGCAGGTCATGGAATCGTTCGAGAACGATGTCGCGTCCAAGGTCGATGCCGTCTGGAAAACGGAACTGCAAAACCGCCTTGATGATATCGAGCGCGAGAAGCAGGCGTGGATTCAAAAAGGACTCGATGAAGTCAAGGCGACGCAGTGGGCCGAGAAAGAAAAACTCGACGCGAAGCGCAACGCCGCGCTGCAAGTGCTCCAGTCGCAGAAAGAAGAATTTCGCGCCTACCTCCAAGGCGGGCAGCAGGGCCTCGCCGAGTATTACAAAAAGGCGCACGGTTTCACGATGGATGACCTCCAGATGACGCCGGAGCAGCTGGCGGGTTTTCAGCAGGCGCGGCAGAATATGCTCGAAAACCTCCTGCCGAACTTCCGCGACCCATCTGTTATTCAGCAGGAGCAGGAGGAACGGAACCGGCAGTATTGGGAGAACATGGAAGCGAACGGCTACGGCGAATTGATGAGCGACAAGCTCCAGCCGCTCACGCAGGCGATGGAGCGGCTGGCCGATACGCCGATCGCGCAGGGAGATGCCGACACACAGGCACAGCCGAGCGTGACAGACAATCGCCAAGTGACGGTGCAAGTCAGCATCGAGAACGCCGTCACGGCAGACAGCGAGGGCATGCGCTATCTCGCCGACCAGGTAGCCGACCGCATCGAGCCAGCCGTCAAGCAGGCATTGGGGGATGATGGAAATACATATCGCGATTGGTGATATTGAGACGCTTGAAACGGAGAACTGGCAGGTCGTTCCCGATGACCGCCAGCAGCTGGTGGAAATCATCGGCGGCGTGGCCGTGCAGGACTTCGGCCATGTCGCGGCGGGCGACAAGATTTCCTGTACCGTCCGACTGCGGAAGCGTGATTTTCGGAAACTTGTCGATTACTGGGACAGCCGCACGCCTGTCACGGTGACAGACGAGGCGGGCGATGTCTGGGAGAACCTGCGCGTCATCGTCAAGAGCTACGAATACGTGCCGCGCTTTTCGAGCAAGGCGGTGCAGGCGACTTTGGAATTTTGGAGGGTATGACATGGCAGACCTCATTCAGATCTATACGAACAATCCGACCGTCATGGGAACGGATGGCACGCTTGTCTCAAATGGCACGGGCCTTGCGCCCATTTCGGCTTCGCTCGATGCTGCAAAGGAAGAACAGAAGGCCATCAAGTGCGCACTGCGTATCCCGACAGGCTACAAACAGCAGGGCAATATCAAGCTCAAGTTCATCGGCGAAAATGCCAGCATGTGGAAGCTCGCTATTGACGGATATTCCGAGACGGATGCGGCGAAAGCGCTCAAGATCCTCACCTGGAAGGACGAGGTCGAAGTTGAGGAAGGCTGCGACGTCAACGTCAACTACGTGTTCTGGGTGCGGGCGGGCTGCTCGAAAGACGAGCGGCCGCAGAGCGATACGAGCGTCAAGTTGCAGGCCGAGGGCACGATCGTCGTGGACGAGGAGGCGAAGAGCTCATGAGTTTTCGATATATCAATCCCGGCTACCCGGATCTCTTGGATGATGCTGGCGCGATGGCTGTGGAAGCTGGGACAGCATACAGCCACACGGGTGTTGCGTTTTACCAAGCGGATGATGAGAAGGGCATCGAGCTCCCGTATTGCCCGAAGGAGGTCTACTGCCGGTTCGATTTCTTCTTTTATCGGGAAGATACGGACAGCAGCAGTTATAACTTCAATATCAATGTGGGGATGAATGGAAATCAGGCCGAGATTCAAAAGTATGGGGACAGGATTTTGCTGTACAAGATCTATAACTGGAGCAGGTACAGCAGCGGAATCGAGTGCCGCACGAGCGAGAATGCTCAGAAGAAGCTCGGCATCGAGATGAATCGTGTCAATTCGGCCTTCCTTCACATCAAGCCGTCATCGTCATCTTCCGAAAGTGATGGCTTGATGGAATTTGGCATCAACGGAAAGATGCTTCTTCAGGAAAAGAAGAGCATTACGTTCAATAACAAAACGAAGTTTGTGTTGTCTGCCACGAAGAAGGAAGGCGCACTTTCTGGCATCATCGTTTCTGATGCCCCCATCGATCCGCGAGAACAGGTCATCCGATTGAAAGCAGGGACGGTCACAACCGATATGAAGGACTGCGGGAACGGGCTTTATGAAGCATCTGCCGCAGGACAGATGCTCTTGCAGTCGCTCGACCTCGCGGATGCCATCGAAGTGTATGGGGCGAATTCGCTCGTGACGGGAATCGCCATGATCGGCCGCCCGGCTTATCGGACAGCTTCCGGCCTTACAAAGCTCACGCAGGTGATGGCAGAGGGCGATACCCTCCAATCGTACGAATCTGTCGAAGTACGCCAGGATGAGACGGGGAGTGTCCGAACGGCGCAGAACGTATCAATGACACTGGGGGAATTAAAGGGGAGACAGGTCGGCTGGAAAGCGGAGGCGTAAGATGAGCATCTTCCATAAATCGGAGACGAGCGTTTCGGCAATCCTGTTCGGCAAGCTGCGCGTGAAGCCGGAAGAAGCGTGGCTGGTTCTCAAAGCTGTCGGGAAGCTGCGCACAAAACCGGAAATCTGGGCATCGATGGTGGCCCCCGTGCCGAAAACCAAGGTGCTAGCAGACACGCGACGCGATCTGACCGTGTGCATCACGGCAGATACACGGCGCGACCTGCCTGCACGCATCGCAGCCGACACCGAGCGGAAAGTTTACGCGCCCGTCGCAAAGGTTGAGGCGGACACAGCACGAACGCTCGTGAATGACCGCATCCATGATGTGGCAGCGACGTTCGATACGCGCAGAGATGTCGGCATTGCCCATGCATGCTTCGACCTTCAGCGAAATCTTTCTCAAACTGTCAAGGTCGGATGGGACACGTATCGCAAGGTCGCTGTGCCCGCCTCCGCAACAGGGGACACGCGCCGCAAGCTCAAGAACCGCGTCCGCATCTTTGCCGACACGCAGGCGAGAATCCCGTTCCGCTTGGACTGCGTGACGGAAGAGCGGGAAGACGGGGAGCACCATTTTCTCGAACCGCTCCGCACGAACGGCATCCGCTCCCTTTCTTTCACGCTCGGGGAGTTGACGCTATCGGACACGTTCCAGTTGGAGACCGTTCAGCCGCTTGCCATCGGGGACGCCATCGAAGGGCAGCTCATGGACTATCGCTTTCATTTCCTCGTCGAGGAGACGAGCCAGCGCGACCTCGTGCAAAGTGTGAAAGGCATGTACGACCACGACGCGCTGCTCTACACGTCCATCTTCATCACGGTCAAGGAAGCGCAGGTCTTGTACTATGCATACGAGATTGCGCGGGCGATGGGGTGGGAGCTTAGTTTTCACTGCGACAACTTCATTCCGTCGCAGAACTACGAGCACAGCGGCATGACATATCAGGATTTTGTCTCGTCGCTCTTCGGATGGACGTCGCGCCTGCCGCATCGGCAGGTCAATGTGTTTCTGCGCGGCAACACGCTCCATGTCATTCAGCGCGGGCAGGAGACGAAGGTCATCGACATCACGGACTGGCCGCACGGTCGGCCGACCATCGAGCGGAAGATCGTGCGCTCCGTCTGGAGCAGCGGCAACAACGACAGCCCGAACAATCCCGCGCACAACGAGGAAGACGAGGAGCCGATTCCCTTCAGCGGCACGATTTCCTTCCAGAACATCACGCGCACCTATCGGAACGGCTACCTCG